ATGGATGAACGAAGCCTGATAAGTAGATGTGTCATACTTACGGAACTGATTCAAATGATGAAACATCGCGTTAGAACCAACAACCCGTTGCAAGAAAATATTACCGGCAAACCAATTGGAATTGACCTGTTCTTCCGTCAAAAACTTGTTAACAATATTCGGAAACTCCGGTACATTGAAAGTCTTAATCTTGACAAGACACAAGTCAAAACCCTCAATAGGCACGAGCTCATAGTCGCTAACATCAAATGACTGACCGCCAATGAGCAGAGAAAATTGTTTGACACCAATAACCTCAAAACAATATCTCATGTGACCAAAGGTTAAAAGGGTTCTCCCGGAAATACCAATGGCATTAAATGGCATACCCTCATAGAGGATAATGGCATGAGAACGGATATTCTTGGCATCAGGCATCTGGGCAGAACCAGCGAAAGTTTTGGGTACAACGGGAACTCGCGCAGGTCTCACAACAGCTTGACGCATGGGACTCTGTGCTTCACTCTTAGTCTGCTCAGAATCCACCAATTTTGTGCCATTTGCCTCGCGGTCTTTCGAAAGAATTCTCCACCCTGTATACATCAAACCACCCGCAGCAACCAGCATCAAGGCAGACACGCGGCGTTTCATCCTTCCTTGAAATTCATACGCACGCGACGTGGCTAATCCAATAACAGAAAAGATGGATAAGCCAACACCAAACCACCACATCCAACTTCCAAAGGCAACATAAAGGACAGTAGCCCAAGCGAAGTCGGAGGGAACCATAAACTTCAACAGGATAAGGCTGAGAGGAGAAGTGGCAAAATGAGCAAAAGACGGCATCTGTGCAGTAAACTCAGGTTCTTCCTCATCTTCAGTGTCCACTGAATCAACGGAATAATCACAACCCTCATCATCATCCAAAGGTTTCCAACTTGACGATGAGCTAGCACCATCCTCATCAACCCGGGGCGGGTTAGATTTGGAATACTGGCGCAAAGCATCCAACTGTTCATTAACCTTATCAAAATGATATGTGGTGTCATCCTCAAAACTCTTCAACAATTCCACCATCAAGTGAGCAACTTCCTTCTTGGTTCCATTATGTAAACAAGATATACCGCTCTCCTTCCACCATGACAAATCAACATGATTACCAATGGTCGGTTTCTTCGAGGTGGACTTACTCGCCACAAATCGGATCTCATTTGGAATACGGCGTATGAAAGCATTCTTGTCAATAATCACAGCCAAGTTAGGGATTGATTCCACGGTAGGATTACTGGAAACAATAACCAATTTAGGCTTGGCAAACTTACTTCCCTTTGCGTCAAGATGGGCCATATTGAGCGGCATCGGAGCAGTGTCGATAAGGTGAATCAAAAACTGACCAGTTTTGACATTCAAATCAGCTGAATTCGAATTGAACGCATCTGATATGAGAAAAATAGGCTGATCAGTATATCCATCAAAATAATCATCATCCGGATTGTAGTTGAATACCAGATTACCACCCAAATCAGGTGCAAACTTTCTGCCCCACTGTTGTATCAGCGTGTTCAGAAAGGTTGTCTTTCCAGTTCCAGCAGGGCCGGAAATCCAAATCACCTTAGGAGCCTGACGGAAATGACTTACACTTAACACATTATTATACTGTGTCTTATGTTCCTCAACAAACTTATATGCCATCGCCACGGAAGCCCTCTCTGCGGGATCCAAATAAAAATCAGCAAGATGATATTGCATGCGGAAACTCTTCAACGTCACACATTCATCCATGGTGAGCTGGTCAACATAATTAGAGCGAATGGTGTTAACCTTTTGAGCCAAATCCTGCAACATAGTAGCTCCACGTTGCTTACGCGCCTCCTTATCCAAGTGAGCAGTTGAGACTTTAGAAATGACAGCAACAAGATTCAAATACGTCTTGTGACTACTAAAACTCGGGGGAAAAGTAAGTTTAGTCTTCTTTAAAGTCTCCAACAAATGAGCTGTCACATCCTCAGGATGCATAGAATCAACCAGCTTTATGGTTTCCTCAATGCTGGAAAGCACATCAGGATCCATATCTTGAGCAGGCTTACTAGCAATAATGCTAATATATCTTGCGGTGTGTTGTAGGATCTTTCCACGAACCTCTTCTGCCTGTGCACGGGGAAGAGTATTGAGAGATTGCATCACTCTCAGATATGTCTCAATAAACTGCTCGTCTGTGGAATCGGACAGAGCTTCAAAGGCAATCTCAATATTAGCTTGAGCTGCCTCAACGGGATCAACAATTCCGAAAATATATTTGTTGATCAATCTTCGAATATAAAGGAAAATACTGCGGAGCCAACGACCAAGAGTCTCAACATTCTTGATCTTGGATCCAATTATACTTAAATTAGTCAAAATTGAGCTTCCAAATTTGGTAATAATACCAGTAGATTCAGTAAGAAGCTCCACCAAAACAGAGAGAAAGGAAGAAATGGCCTCTGTACATCCGCGGAGTGTCTCCACAGTACCTTCACCGAACTGAGCCTCACCATGAAACTTGTTCACGGCATCGGACAGATCGATTGAACATGTATCGGCAAAAATGCGGGAAAATACACTGCTGAAGAAATCGATAAGATGTTTCCAGCCATTAGCTGCGATATACTTAGCATATCTCGTGCCAACAGCGGCAACATGAACAGCAAATGCAACAGTATCGTGCTGGTACAGAATATAACACGAATATATGTCTTCCAAGAAAATAAAAACAGAAGATAGAGAATCAAAATCGGCAAAGAATTGAGCATCTCCTCTAAATGTACGGAGATGATTTACAAGTCTCATGCCATTCTTCACCTGTTTAGGTGTTAAATCGCCTTGACCAGTTGTATACTGATCGACAACTTGCCTCAATTGAGGACTTTTAACAAAATCGTAGGGATTAGATTCAGCAAGTTCACGGTCCCTAAACTTAGTCTTTCGGACACGTGAACGTTGTTCCCTCTCGAGCCGTCGTTGTGACTTCTCGGATTTCTTCCCCTTATTTCGGGGATCTGGAGTGTCAGGTATGATGGAATGTGAAGATGCCTGAGATTGTTTGGACACCTTCTTAGATTTCTTCTTCATACGCTGGTACTCTTCGCGAGTGCCAGCTTCCTCCCACTCTCTTTTCTCCTTGGCGATTTTTGCTTTTGCCACGATAGTCTTATAACTATCAGGAGAAGTTTCCGGACTAGCCCGGGTAAATTGTGGAGGTTTCACGCTACTTTCATTGTAAGCTTGTGTAACTGCGTGCCTCCTGTTACGGGCTGAGAGTTGCTCCCAACCATTAGTTCCATTGAGGATGCCGCTGGAATAGTAGGTGCTTTGAACTTGTTGCACCACTTCGGTAATACCGGCGTCCAAATGTCTGTAAATCCAGACTTGTGTCCCAACCTTCTTGCGAACGAATTCAGGGAGTGTTGTATGGTCATCAGTGACCTCAACTCGACCTTCGGGACGGGTTTGCATATCCTTCGCGGGTACGCGATATTTTATCACCGCAGATTTGCGGGATGGGGGGTTTGTGTTCTTTGTAAATCGGGGTACAATTTAGTGCCGGTGTGAGAAATGTAAGCTTTCACACCCTTGTGACGGATGAATCATCCTAAGTCGTAAATGTATCGACACGGGGGACTCTCACCAGAGCTGGCCGTGCTGTCCGAAGACACGATAATAAAAGATAAGGGGATGAACCCTTAACAGAAACGCTAAATGAAATTAAAAGTAAGATATAGGTTGGTTTCTTAAAAATAATCCATAAACAAAGCCTTGGAAAGGCAGGCACACTAAGTGCAACGTCCGAAATAAATCGGAGAGAAGGGTCCATATTCTTGAAGCCATGGAGTGGCGTAGCACGCACAAAAGTACGTGAATAATCGGGATGAAATAGCTAGCCCAGCAACACTTGGAGGGGGATACGTAGCACGCGGGTCTGTCCCACGCTTTTCACTCAC